AGCTTCTTAGAATCGTTTTTACTTTTGCCGCCAAATTCATCATCTACAATAAGTAGTTTTTTAGTCATTAAAATTTCACTATCCTTGCCGTCATCAAGCGATGATTCAGCGTAATAATCCCTTAGTTCTTGTGGCAATAATTCACGGAAAAAAAGCGTTTTGTTAATACCTTGCTTGCCATTAAGTACTAATATCATTAATGAATACGTGCCATGCGCTGAAGCTACTATTGATATAAGCCATTTTTTCAAATATGTTTGAAGGTAATCAGTAATGTACATTTTTTTACCGTCAATATTAACTTCGTGTTTAATTTCAAAGCAGGTGCATAGTTTTTCAAAATTACCTTTTACTTTCAAATTGCTATTTTTTGCGAAAAAATCACGTATTGGATTATATGAAGTGGTGTTATCCGGATTCTCAATAAGAGTAAATATTTTATCTTTAGATAGATCAGCGTCAATAAGTTTCCAACATTTTGCGTAGAAGTTGGCCAAAACTCTATCAGTCATTTGTTCTTTACCAAATTCATAATTTCGTGTAATTTCGTTAAACTTTATTTTGCTTATTTTAATTAGGTCTACTACGTCATCAAGTGACGTTCTTTCTTCATCTTGTTTAATTTTATCAACTAATCCATCATCTTCAATTCCTAACTCCTTTAGTGTTATTTTGGCTTCTTCTTTAGTCTTTGAAAGTTTGGCTACTTGTGCAATTTGTTTTGTTTTTTCGCTAACTATATTAATTCCGGCTTGTTTGCAATGGTAATATACAGTTGCAATGCCTACGCCACTACCATTTCTTTTACTTGCAATATCGAACATCTTATCAGTTTTAGCATAATCGTACTTTGATGAAGTACAGCTAAAAGCATGAAAGTATGACCGGCCATTTTCTCCAAATTCTTTAGATAAAGCAAATGCAAACTTTACCCAAACATCATAATCGTCACATAAATTTAATCCTTTGTTTGTAACTTCTCTTACAATATCATCGAAGTCGTTTTGCGTTGTTGGGTAATAACTAAATTGTTCAGGCTTCTTTTCTTTTTTAACGTATTGCTTGAAAGTCTTTGCCTTTTCATTTATAAACAAATCCGGATCGTATGAAACAAATCTAAGTGATGCCACATTTTTAGGCGCAGGATCAGCTACAAGTTTGTATTTTTCTAAAAAGTATTTTTCAAGTCCAAAATAAGATTCTTTGTGTTTATCCGGATTTATTTTAAAAAATACGGCATACCCAAATCCACTAACTGAACGGTGAACTGCATAAACATATTGGTCCTTTTTTATCTCCTCTATGTCAAACGTAACTACTTGGTCCTTTGCGTCTAAGTCTATGCACATAAACCCGCTATGTTCAACAAGTCCGCTTTCGGCTCTATTGCTAAATGTACCTGAAGTTGTAATACATGGTAGTTTAACTTTCTCTAAATTACCATTTCGATACGCTAATACGTCATCTTGCCACTCTCCATTTTTCACGTTCTGTAAATATTGGTCAAATAGAATAGTAGAAGTCGGCTTACTTGAATTATTGCCGGCTTTAAAAGTGTTTACATTCATATTATAATAAGATTAAAAAACCCTTTCACTTCCGCTAATAGTGCGAGTATTAGCATCGGTAAAAGGGCAATAAGTTTGTATTAGAACCTCGCACGTTCTGTTACTGCAAATATACTAAACTAACTTGAATAATCAAAATATTCATCAAGTTGTTTTAAAAAGAGATTAAAATGGCAATTGCGAATCGTCTGCACTTGGAGTACTGGGTGTTTGTGCCTGTTCCTGCTTATCCGCTACTTTAATAACCCCATCAGTCCAAAATACTTTGCCATTGGAAAAATAGTATTTTGGTTGTTTTGCCTCACGTTGTTCCTTGCTTTGTTCGGCAAAGAATGAAACGTTTTGCCCAAATTGGTTAGACTGCTCGGATATTGAAGCCGAGAATTTAAAGCCTTTTTCATTTTTTGATTTCGTAACTCTTACGATTTCTTCTAGTTTTTCTAGGGTAATGTAACCCGATAGTAATGCACTCATGTTGTTATAGCCGTTCGTGGCAAGCGTTGTTTATTTGTTTGTAAATATAATTAATTTAGTTATCTTTGCCTCGTTCATCAGTTATTTAGTTTTGAGGCATCCGAAAGGGTGCTTTTTTTATTTTAGTGCTCGTATTGCAAACTATTGATTTTCAATTATTTATTCATCATAGTTGCGCAAAGCGATTAGTTATGCGTCACCTTGCAGACGACCCGAAACATAATCCTTTACCATTTTTTTAATAGGTTCAACAAACTCGACACGAACACGAAAGGCAATAGTTTTAGTTTCATAGTCCGCTTTTTTGCGACCAGAGAGGGGGCGTTTCCCCCCTCTCGTTTCTTTTTTCTTTTTCATTAAAATTGCGTTCTTTGTTGTATTCTAACAACTTCAAAGTTAATATCTCCGTTAAATGGGCATTTGCCATTATATCTTTCTTGCCAATTGCTATTCAATTCATCACAAGTCAATGCTACTTTAGTTTCACTTGGAATAAGGTGAGTAGTTATATATGGTTTTTGTGGAACACCACCCCAAACTCTTTGTGCCTTATAGGTTACAAAAAATTGACCTATTACTTTGTTGTTTTCGCCTCTTTTTGAAATTATCGCTTCCATTTTTTTATTTTTTACTGATATGCTTAATTGCTTATCTGGTACAAATATACAACCTATTTTGATAACTGCAAACTTTTTTCAAAGTATTTTTCATTTATTTTTAAAATACTTTATAACTTGCTCATAATCAACACGAAAAAATAAGGCGAATGCATAACAAAGTATTGGCAAAAAAGCGGTTTCAGTGCTTCGTATGAACATTTGTAGTAGGTTGATCATTGGTTATTCGTATCAACTTTAGTGGTAAAAGTCCGCTTCTTCGCCAATACTCGACCGTTATTTGCCCAACGGATAATCATCCAAATCCCTTTTAAACTTTGCGTCTATCAACTTTCGTAACTCGGTCTTGTCGCCTTGATATTCTCGTTCGACATAGTGTGATATGTCTAAGAGTTGTTGGTAGTCTTGTGCGTCTGCGATGCGTTGGGTTAATTGTTCGTGGTTCATGTTTATTTTATTTTAGTTAAATTAATTAATTGCTCATCGGTTAATTGGGTGATGTAATAGCTGTCTTCTTTGCGCTTTTTAACGTATAATTTAGGCTTATCTAGTTCGCCATAGCATACTTGGATACTAGCCTTAGAATTAAGGTCAAATGATAGGTAAAAGCCGCCATAACCAGTTTGGTTAAATTCAACAGCATCATCCGTGTCGTGCCGTTTAAACCCTAGTTTTATGTAATCGGAGTAGTTCATTTTCGTTGTAATTTTAAAGTTTCTAAATATTTTATTTCTTGTCGCATATTTTGGAGTAATTCATAATCGTCAAGTCTAGCTTTTAAAGTAAAGTAAAGTTCTTTTAACTTTCTCAAATATTGTTGAGTGTATTTATACGATATTGGCACAACCTTGATAGGGTGTACTTTATTTCGTCTAAGTATGCCTACCATCTCCCAATACTTAATGCCTACTTTATCAGCTATTTCGTGCGTTGTTAAGCAACCATTAAACTTTCTATGTGTGTCGAGTGCTTCGAGTTCTAGTTCTAGGTCTATCATGCTATCTGTGTTTTATTAATTAATTCAACCTTTGCGCCACATATTTCAATTTGTGCTTTGCGTTTTTTGATTAGTTTGTAGGCTTTTTTGCGTTGCTCGTCAAATGGATAAATGTAATCTATCCACTTGATACACGTGTCTAATTGTTGATGCATATTGCAACTATTGATTATGCTGATTATTTTTTTGGGTATCATTATTTCAATTTTAATGTGTTATAATAATTTCTAGCCTTCTCTATTTTAACCTTTAGCGATTCAACTAACGTTTCATCGAACGTATATTCAAACACCTTTATTCTATCCGATTTCGGTATTTCATTAATCAAGTCGTTGTTGCGTTGTATCTGTTGACACTCGGCAATGTAGTCAAGATTATCGTAGTTTCCACCATAAGCATAAGATAGCTTCTGCATTTGGCTTGATATGATGTCTTGAGGTGTAGGCACTAAGGCATAGATTAAACGATAACTATGCACCCCTGTAAGCCACATATAACATTGCGCTTGCACCTTGTACATCGTAGTTGGTTCGGCATTGAAGTATGTTTTTAAGTTCCATGAAGTCTTTATATCCTCAACACAATCGGTTAAAACAATGTCAGGACAACCACTTATGTAATCGTTGCTTAGTTGTTTGTTATAACGACTTCTAAAAGCACCGCCTAAAACGTCTTGAGCTAATTGCATTGACTCTTGCTCCATTTCCACACCTTTATCCATGTAGTCATTTTTGATAGATTCACGAAACCCATACGTATTATATAACCATAAATCTTCTATTAAAGTTTTCGCTGTGTCGGATAACTTCCCAGCCTCTTTGTCTGATTTGCTTTTAGGTTCTGTTAATAGCGCACCTACTGATGATGATCTAAATAAAATATTATTTGTTTGCATTGATTAATTCTTTTTTTGATTCATAAATAGTTATTAGATTATATTTACCTACCAAATCATAAACTTGTAATAGTTCATCTTCGGTTTTGCATTGTAGTATATGCTTTGTAACTCTTTCTTTCTCTTTGGTGTTGTGGGTTTCTTCGGCTGATTCAGTATTAACCGATATTTCTCTAAATTCATCTTTGCCATAAATATCGCTAGCAATTCCAATATCGGCAGCGCATTTCTTTAGTGCATCGGTAGCAGCAGCCTTGTAGTCATTACCTAAGTTCAATGGGTCTTGTGTGCCACGTTTATACATGATTTCTTTGCATCCAAATTGCGTCTTAACAATAGCACGACCATTAACACGACAAGTTAATTTACCTTTTACAATTACTTGATTTGCTTGTACTGATTCACTCAATACTTCAAAATCCCAGTCCCAACCAAACATAAGATTTAATACTTTGCGGATATAACCACCGCTTACATAAGTCCAAGCGCCACCGCCTTTGGCAGGTCTAGTTCTAACAAACTTATCAGGTGTGCGTTTCATTAATAATGCTAGTTGGTTAGCATTTAGCGAATTATCTTGTACTAATGATAATTCTTTGGCTTCAATTTTTACTAGTTCTTTGCTCATGTTATTTTTTAGTTTAAGTTTAAAAAGTTTGGCGTTTATTATCGAGTATTTCGCCACCCACTCACTTTTTTACTTATCCAAATGCGCAAATAAACATTGTTCTTCTTCGCTATCCAATTCCTTGTCTAAGAATACTTTGTCGAATACCATAGTATGATGCTCAATACTAGCCTCGTCAAATGCGAAGTCGCAAAAGGTTTCAAATCTATGCTTGTCGATGTGTTCATCCATGTTACTCATTCGGCTACATGATGCGAAGTAAAACAGCAATTCCCATGATATTGCGTTCGTGTATTCATTCTCGTTTAGGAATACCGATAGTTTGATAAATTGTTCTTTGTTCATTGTTATTTGTTTTTATTGTTTAAGCAAATGTATAAACACTTTTTGATATAAACTAATTTATTTTAAAGTTTTTTTTATTTGATTATAAGTAATTTGTTTGCCTTCGATATTCCACACTAAAATTGAACCTTTTACCACCGCTTTAATTAACTTAAATTCATCTTTCTGCATCAAGTAATAAGGCTTCTTAAATTCATATTCTTTATTTTTAACTCGTATTGTAATCATTTGAATATCAATTGATTATAAGTATTAGTTGGTTCTAGCGAGTAGTTAGGTGCAATGCCAGCGGACACCCTAAAACATTCGGAGTTGGCTGACAAAATCTTTAAAACGCTTTTCTTGTGCTTCATAATAATCTTTATCTATTTCAAATCCGACAAATTGTTTACCCGCCTTATTACAAGCAATCCTACTGCTTCCACTTCCAACGTGTGTATCTAAAATCAAATTTGCATCGCTTCCAAATTGCTCTAAAATCCAATCGTATAAGGCAACAGGTTTTTGAGTAGGGTGTATTCTTTCTTCGGGTTGTTGCTTTCTAAATCCGTTCCACAGCCATTTGAATATCTTGTTAGTTCCTTTAATGCTACACCAAGCCATTTCACAATCTGAATAATTACCACTTGCTTCTTTGTTCCAAACTATGTAAGAAGGGCAATCATTAAAGTAACTAACATAGTAATTCCAGCCCCACACAATTTGATTTTTAGATACTCTTTTTAATTGCTCAAAGTATTCAGCAGTAGGAATGTTTTTATCCCATTCTTTCGGCTTATAAAAGTCTTTCTTATTGGTGTTCCATCGCTTATCAGTTCCACCACTTTCACCATAATTTGATAAAGCCGAAATATTTAAGCCATAAGGCGGGTCAACAATGGCAAGGTCAAAGTGATTATCCTCAAAGCGTTTTAAACCCTCTACACAATCCTCATTATACACCGCAGAAGGCACTGCACCTAACAAGGTATTGGCAAAATTGCCGTTCTGTTTTTCAATTAAACTTTCGTCCATAATTTCAACATTTGTTTTTCAATTTAACTTTCGGTTCGGCAACTTCGCCAATACCCATACGTTAGCTATTCCACTCCGCTAATTTCTTATTTACATCAGTTAATGTCTTTGGGTCGCACGTTTCACGCTCTAACAAATTGCTTAATGTCAAACGATGCACACCTAAGTATTCAGCAGTTGCGGTTTTAGTTAATTTTGCCTTTACTAACTTGCGAAGTGCTTGTTTAATTTCTTTTGGGATTCGTATTGATTTTTCTGCCATGCCACAAAAATATGTATAAACTTTTGTATATGCAAACATTTTATTATTTAATTTAAAAAACCCGCAAAGTAGACACTAAGCAGGGTAAAATTAAACTAACTATGAATAAAAGAGTTAAGCCTCGTTGGTAGACAACTTGCCACCACTTGCATAATGATATTTTATACAAGATTCAGGCATTGCAATTTTATAAATCGGTCTATTGATACTATGGATTCTTGACTTCGATATTTCAGCAATACTTACTTTGTCACCTTGATTTCCACCAAGCACAAAGTATGTTGTTGCTGATTCCCCAACATACAACCCAACATGACCACCTCCATTACGTGAAAATACCAATATATCGCCTAATACAGCCTCTTTAACGACTTGACCGAACTTATCCCATGCCTTCGCCCTCAAAGGCTCTTTAACCACCTCCCAATTAGCACGTTGGGCAACAACCGCCATAAACAAACCGCACCACGGAATAGAATCAGCATTATACCAATCATCCTCTTTAGTATTCGTTTCTTTTGCCCAATTCACAATAATAGGATTAGATTTTGTTCCTGGCGTTTCTAGCGTTCCAAGCAATGCCATTGCTTCACGAACTATGCGAGGTGGTGTTATTGTGCGTAATGTGTTTAGTATTGCTTTCATTCTAATTCAGATAAAAAGATTATAAATTGGTTATTGTTGTGCAAGTTTTTAAGTTCAACTTTTAGATCGCCTTTGTAGTCGAATACTCTAAGCACTCGGTGTGACATCCCATTGTAATTTATAAGTTTCCCTGCGATTATTGTGGTCATAAATTATATTTTTACAAATTTACTTAATACACTTGCAATCCTAGCTATAAACCTCGCTATCTTACCGCCTTTTGTAGTTGGTTGAGTTGCGGTGTATTCGTCTAAGGCTACTTGTAACGCTTTGATAATAAACTCTTTTTTATTAGGTGCATCGTTTAGTATCGAATGCGACCATGCGTTATTGAAATAGTTTTTATCTTGTGGGAGTTGGTTAAGGATATGCTTAATATCATCATCCGTTTTGAGTTGCATGTATGTCATATTATTTAGTTTTTAGTCACACAAATCTAATACGAATATTTTATATTACAAAAAAAACCTAACATTTAAGTTAGGTTGTGACTGATACACATAGTGAATCTAAACGTCATTTTAATATACTGCAAAGATAGTATATATTTGCCCAATGAATAAGCCTGCTAGAATATTTAATGGTAATGTCAATATAAACACAACTAACTTTATGAACGTTGATAAAATAATAACAGAAGAACAATATTTACTAGCACTTGCTGAAAAAATACGTATTGAGAAATACCTAGAACACTTGACCGCAATAACTCGTGCGTACAATTACCAAAACTATAACTCGCCAAATGTGGGTAAAAAAGTATAGATTTGGCAACTTATAAATTCCGAAGTATAGTTCGTATTTGTTGCCAAATATGGCTAAATATGCTATAAAATAGCCTAAAACCTTATTATAGTTCGTATTTAATATCGTTATTTTATACCCTATCACACACGTAAGATAAAATTAGCCTATTTCGTACCCAATAGCATATAAAATAGCTAAATATTATCGCCTTATATTTAATTGCATATAAAAAAAGCCCCCAAAAGGAGCAGGTCTATACTAAATATAATATAGAGTTGTCAAGTGCAAATATACAACTTTTCTATTCTAAATTCACCAATAATTCATCAATGTCAGCCAAACATTCATAAATTAAATCCGTTGTATCGTCTTTTAAACACCGCCTAATTCTTTCTTTAATCGTGTGAAGTCGTGGCAATAAATCCATTGCGGATAGCATTAGGATAGCTTCCTTTTCATCGCATTCGATTTGTACTTTCATATTTACAAGGTTTAAATATTATTTGATAAATCCCCATCACCAACGCCCCAAACATTGCACAATATAATACCATAAGCGTGATACCCATGTACGAATAATCTCGTAACTTACTATCGAAAGTATTAGTTCCCATAGTTTCATAGTTTAGACTTTGTTTCAGATGGTGTTTTTGTTCTAAATCTATCTTGTTGAGTTTCATAATACCAAATATGGATAAGCGGAAAATTCCTAACTATATTATCTTCAAATAATAAAGCTAAAGTATTGCCTTCTAAAAAATGGCTTAAAACTCCCTCATAATAAATTGGAGTTGTTGTGTCTTTTAATTTAATTTTTACATTCATTTTATTTTGTTTTAATTATTATTTTAGTTTTATTTCTTTGCCTTTTTGTGTTAAAATTACTTTGTCCCCTTTGCGTTCGATAAGTTTCAAATCTTCCAACCGAAATATCGTTGCCCAACTAATGTTTTTATCCAGTATGTAGCACCTACCTTCTAACCCACTTTCGTAGTGACATACAACCTTTGCTTGCAGTTGCTTGATTAATTCGGTTTGGACTTTGCTTAGTTTCATGGTAAGGTTATAGGTTTACTTTTTATCTTATTTTGTCAGTCTATACGCTTAGAATAAATGCGTAATTCTGCAACACTGACCATGTAATTTATGATGAAGGAATGCCTCGATAGCTTTTGGGGAATGGATAAATCCGTTTTTCGCATGCCATGAATCCGCCCCACTAGGACTTCTTAACGATTCAACACAAACACCCATATAATCCTTTGCTACCTTGTGATGCACATGATGAGTATATATATACTTGTGCTTGCATGAGCTCCATGTATCGGCTTCGTGAGCCATTAACATAGGCAAATCAGCTACTTTAGCGCCATCGCCATGACAAGTGCTAATTAAATTATTAAAGTAGGTAAAGTATTTACGATGCCTCATATCAACGTTGAAAGTTATGTTTTTGCATTTCGCAAATTGAGCCTCAATAGTTTGACATAAAAAAAACCCATGTACATAGTCATGATTTGAAGGGTTATAAACGAACTCAACATCAGCGACGCCGAGTAAAATAGTTAGTATATCAACATACAATTTACGTGCAGTTCGGTAATTGTCATACCACATAGCATCCGTATCTTGTTTAGTCCCACTTGTTGTTTCATTACGTGGACCATCAACGTGTAATACATCGTTTCCTGCCACAAAAAGTATCTTATCTATGTTATACCCTTGACACTTATGTAATATGCCTCTTACGCCCTCTAAAACACGTTGTACCGCTATCTGACTATTGTAATCTTCTCCGGTTTCAAATGATGAGCAAAGTTTACCAATATGAATGTCGGCAGGGTCAACAACAAGCAAATAGCTATCTTTATTTTCTATTCGTTTCGGTGCTTTTATTACCACCGCTTCTTTTCGTATATCTTCTAATATTAAATCCTTGAGTGTTTCAAATTCTTTTAGTTGCGGTTCTTGATAGTTAGGATTTTTTATAAACAAAGAAGCACCATTGTCTTTCATCCAAAGGTGCTTCACGTCTTTATTGTCAATGTCTAATCTATCAGTAGCTTCATAAACTCCTTGATAATCACTTTCTATTCTATGCTTATTCCGGTCAATGTACTTACGAAAAGCGTGTACTTTCTTATTCTTATTTCTTGAATCGTTGGTGTTAAGCAGTTTAGCAACTATTTCAGTAGACGATAAACCTTCTCCTAAAAGTTGTTTTATTTGAACGTAATAATCCCTAAAATTATATTGCATGGTTATAATTTACATTTACCTACAATATAGGTTCTATTTTTTCTTTTCCGTAATTTTTATATTCAGGATTAAACCAATTTATAATAATAGGCAAATTGGCAATTAACCCAGCCGTTAATAGTTTCTTTGCTAATTCGTAATCCATAGTAAACAAGTCGTGACCTGCTGATAATTCAGTCAACCACATTGTAAGCACAATAGATGCAAATCCTTTAATAAACGTGCCTAATGGCGTTGCAAGTAATTTTTTCATAGTATATAATAATTAAAAATTAATGATACGATTTCGAGTACAAATAGAATCAATGCCCAACGGAATACCCAAAGCACATTGCAAAACGTAGGTTTGTGAATCTTGTAATATCTGTATAGAATTTTCCAATTCTTCATTGACTTCTTTTTGTTTTTCATTACATACCTTTTCAAGTGAATCGATTATATTTGTTTGTATGTTTACATTAGGCAGTTTGTTCATCTGACTTTTTTCCAATTCGTAATCAGTAAACATTAAGAAAAATGCTGTGACAAATATTGAGATTATATGTATAATAGTTAATTTCATTTCTTTGGCAATATTTGTTTGATTGACAATTTAATTCTATTAGCTTCACGAAGTAACGAATCAGTTTTTTTAATCTCGTTTGTCAAAGCGTCTATCTTAGTGTTAACATACACCACACTTAATGAATCGTACTTAGCCTTCCATTGATTTCGCTCGTCAATAAAGACTTGCTGCTGCGCTAGATTTTGCTTGTATAAGTAACCTAATACGGGTATAAATAGGCATATCAACAATAGTAATATAACAAGAGTTCTATCACTTAATGGTAGCCTAAGCCATTCTTTAATTATTTTCCAAATTTCAGTCATTAGTAAATCAAAGTATATGTTGTATGAAATCCTATGTTATATACAATAGATGATAATGCAAAGTCGGCTACATAGTGCCTAAACTTACGTTTCCCATTCCCAATGGTTATAGCCCCACCAAGTATAAACGTCTTATGCAAGGTATTTAATAAATGTGCGCCATCAGTTGTCCAAACCATTGCAGTAGTAGCTAATGGTACTTTACTATTGTATTTGTTTTTATAGCTTTGTTGCCATCGCCAAAATTGGTCATTTGCGCTAGGGTGAACTGCCTTAAATTGTGGGTAATGCCATAGCAATGTTTCACGTATGCCATACGATGCACCTGCAAGGTAGATGCACCCAAAGCCTATGACCTTTTCGGTTTTTGGCTTCTGTGTGAATAGGGATAGTATGAGAAGGATTTTAAGCATTAATTGGCTCGTATGCTATTTTTGGTAATTTCATCAATTCTACTTTTATATCATTAAATGCGTAATCTTCTAAAACATCACTACTTATAACCCAACAACCATTTTTATCTTTTACAAATTCTATCATTGATACGCCATTTGTATATCCATTTAATCGTTCAAATATTTCCTGTGTTGCGAGTAGTACTATTGCCATTATAGAGAATTTATATAAGTGTCTAAAATAGTTTTCAAAGATGAATTTTCAGCAACTAAAGAAGCTCCCATTCCATATACAGAAGCACGAGCATCCCCCCCATTTGGTAGGACATATTGATTACCACTTGCTACACTTGTACTCGTTGCTGTACGACTTAATTGAGTTGAGCCATTAAATAGTTCAACGTTAGTAGATGATGTACGATTGATTACCTTCAAACCTGCACCGCTTAAATCAGCATTGTGTGAAATAGCAGAAGCACCTTGATTTATTTTTTGGTCATTAACATTCCGATTATATAATATGTTAGACGTAGAACCTGTTAATGAATCAAGCTGTCCATAATTTGCTGTTACAAATGCAGTTTTTAAATAAATGAATCTCGAAGCATTGTTTAGAGTATATTGAACTCCGCTAGTAGCAGGGTTAAAGTTGGTGTTTAAATACGATGTAGAAGCATTACCCTTGAATCCTTGATTAGTTGTAAACGTTGGTGAATTAACCAATGTAGTTTGATGACTAGCAGGTACTTTCCAATTCAACGTTGCCATGTTGCTATTATTGGTAGCATATATTTTTAGTATGTCTAACTTATTCCATATTCCTGCACTTTTCAAACTAATTACCAATGTGTTTTGTTTACCTTGCAATGTTGCATCGGGCAATGTATATCCTAAAGTCGTTCCTCTTGATAATACACTTGCATAATCAGCATCTAATATGTAAACGACATTACTATCAGCATTCGTACAACCATCGCTATCACACGCAGTAACTACGCATTTAATGTTTTGCCCTGCGTCAGCTTGGACTAATGTATATGTATTATTCGTTTCACCGACTAGCAAAGTTGCACCTCTATACCATTGGTAAGTATAAGGTGGTATTATTCCTGTGTCGCTAGTCCAAGTGCCTGTTGAGCAAGACAATACATTGCCAACAACTAACGTTCCGCTTATCGCAGGTGCTACGGTGTTGATAGGGGCGTTGCCATCGCTACATAAATTATTAGCTATAAAATATTGTTGCCATTGATATTCGTTCTTTGCATCATTTGCAGTGAACCAAACCCCATCGGCTTGATTACAACAAGTATAAGTTTCATTGCAAACCAATGCGCTAAACTCGTCTTGAGTTAGTACTTGGCCCGTTGCTATGTTAGTATATGTAGGCATTATCTAGTAGGCAAAGCCGTTGTTTGATTTGTGAATAAAATGACTTTAAAATATACATTAAAATAATCATCAACTATCAATGTAGATTCATCGCATTGGATTGTTTGAGTGTTTACAAAAGACCCATTATCAATTAATGAAACTCCTGCTGTAATATCTACACCATTTACGTAAAACAAAGTGCCTGGAGATATAGAAGTGAAACTTATAAAAATCTCTCCACTATAAGTTAAAGTAGTGTTTACTGCTCCTGCAATTACATTTTGTACAAACATTATAGATCAAGTTTTTGTTGGTTAACAATAGGTGTTATTGGCTTATTTGTCAATTCAGAAAAATAGAACACCAAACCGCAAAATAAAGGATAAAATATTAAGGTTAATACCCATCCTTGAAAGAATAGTATCGACAATAAGATATAAGATAGTTCGGCAAATCTTTGAACTGTGCAAACTTTACAACCACCCAAAGAACGGTAAATAAAGTCATTACGTTTGTCAAAGTATTTTATCCATTTTTGAACGAATGAAAGTAATTGTTCGGGTTGAATCAAGTATAAATACAACTTAGCTAAACCATTGCAGGAAATAGCTAAGACTAGAAAATATATGATGTAAGTAGTATTCATTATGGTATAAATGTATATTGTGAACAAGGTACTTGAACGCCTATTTTAAATCCTTCAACTATATTTGAATATGCCGTTACTTCACCGCCTATGGTCATCATATCCGAACATTCTTCGTTTATAATTAAAGCTAAAAGTATTATTTTTAAATCATTTGGTAATAAAGTCTTATCAACTATTGTTATTGTAGTTCCTGAAACGCTAATACCACCGCTTAAGGCCGTTAACGTAGCAGTTGTTGAAGCACTTGGAATAATATCTATATCAGGCGTAAAATTAAACGTAGAACCATTTTGTAAAGCATCGTAACTACTAAACTCAATTGTAAATTTGCCTGTTAATTGTGAATTATTACAAGCCACATAGGTAAATGATGAAACCGTATTTAAAGTATCATCGGTATTAATTACATAAGTTGAAGGTACTAAATTGAATTTAAAACAATTGATATAAACGCCTTCGTTGTCGTACAAAGCAAACGTAGTTGATGTACTTTCATTAAATAAGTTGTAAGGTATTTCTAACTTGTTAGCTGTATTACCCGTTGTTGTAAAAGTTTGCGTTACTTCAGCGCCGTTGAAGTCGTAAATTATGGTATAGGTCCACGTGCCGACCAATGCAACATTTGTTAAAATGTCTTGGCATGAATTAAAACAACCTAAGTCTATTGGATTATCGCAGCACATTTAACATTTACAAATTTGAGGTTTACAATTTTTAGTTGATACGATTTCTGTTACATCAAAATCAACTGAAAGCAAAGATACTTTATTTAACCAATTATTTATGTTTCTTGTTCCTGTTTCTTCAAAAAATACTTGTGTTTTTTCTGTAACGGATCTTGTTATATTATTTAATTGGCAACCATTCGACAAAGCATCGAGTATAACCATTAAATGAGTTTCTTCATCGGTTTCTAAAATCGATACAATTCTACATGATGTAGTTTTTTGCAATGAGTTTCGTTGGTACTTACTATAACGACTTTCTTTGAGTGAACGTAAATAAAAGTAGTTGCCATGTTGGTCTGATATGCCTCTATAAATACCGTTGTCATCAATTACAAAATCAGTACCATCAGGCTTCGACACGTTCGCAAAACCTTGATTAAACTCACTTATAGTAGCAAGTAAATAATCTTTTATTTTTTCAAGTTGTGCTATCATTGTTTTGCTACGATTATAGCTTCTTTAATTATCGATTCTTTTAAAAATTCCTTTTCGCGTTCAGTTAATCCCGACCATTCGCCAAATCTATCTGTGTTACCTTCGACTTTCTTATGTTCAAATGAATCAGCATTACCAAATAACACTTCACTACCAAACTTGTAAACTCGAAACGCACGTTCCATACTGCCACTAAATTTAAGATTTACTTTAGGTGTTTCTCTACCTTGTATATCTCTAAATTGATTATAACCGCCTTGCAAAAACATACTAGATTTAGTCTTCTTACCTGTTTTACCTATTGGCTTAAACGCTGCCTTACGGATAAACTTTGACTTACTAAAGTATTCAGGTTTTGTACTATAAGTTCCTATATTTTGCCCATCGCTATTTTTACCTTCGCCAAATACTCTATCCTTCCATTCCGCTTCGAGTTCCACCATACTTTGAGTTGCAATAATATCAGGCATCTTAGCGTCTAAGTTGCTTGCTATTTCTTGCAGTCTTTCAGGTAGTAGTTCAAAACTCATTATACATTTGATTTTTTTTGTACGCCCGAGCAGTCAACACATTTACAACCGCCATCGTTTTGCACTAAGAAGTTACGAAGTCCTAACATTGCGTTTGTCATGTAGCTATTATAAGCATCAAACGCTGCTTGTGCTTGTGCTTTAATTTTTTCCTCCTTATAAATCGTCAAATAATTTAAACGATTATTCATTAAGATTTCATCATAAAACATTGCGCCACATAACTCAAACGCTGCTTGACCGATTAGGTTATTAGTTGCAAGGTCGCAAATCAAATCTGACAAATCACATTTGCATATGACATCTAATTCAATTCCGTATGCTTGTGAAGTATTAGCAACACCATTGTTTAACCCTGCGGTTCTTACACATTCGTTCTTTTTAGTATTACCACAACCAACACCGCAATTAGGTTCGTTTGAGTAAACACTTATTTCGCTCGGTAAAGTAACTTGGACCTCACTACCTTTGATAGTAATGTTTAATTGAAATTCGTTTATTTGTCCAGCAACTAGATTAATAGTTGGATTATATTCAACACCGAACGTGTCGGCTATTTTTAAATTTGTTGTCCCTGTGTAATTAGAATAAATACGAACTCTTGAAAGTTCTATTTTTCTGAATCTACAATTAGGCTTTTGTTTGTAAATTACTATACCACGTCTTTCACCGCTTGTGCCTGAAGGAATAACAGTTGACTTAAATTCACCAGTCGACCATGTATTAGCAGGTATTGAATTTACACGATAATTTGAAGCTATATACGCTTGTATATCGTTGTTTAAACGCATCATAGCACGTCTACGAATATCGACTAGATAGTTATATCCTGTTATCGTTTTTTCATCATTGTATTGTGACGCTGTTTGTATTGTAATGCCAGGGTAATCGGTTATGAAATACCCACTTAAAGAATCAGTATCAGCACCACTACATTGTGCCTTAATTCCGATTATATTTTCAAAGCAATTTGCCATGTAAAAAAAGATTTAAAAAAGGGTGGTTATTAGCCACCCCTTAAAGTTTAGACTAATCGCAACTTACAGCAGTTTCAGGGCAAACATCATATTTGATTAAGCCTGTGAATCCTTCATCGATACAACCTTGTGTAGGTAATATCAATGTTTTGTAATAGCTACGAATAGCGTATTGCCATTTTTGACATTTTGGTTCGTAAACAATATCCAAATCGAATAACAAACCACTAGGGTCTTCGATTACCGTATGTAAGAAAGTTTCACCTTCACGAATCAACGATGTAGGGTCAACATTATCCCAACGACTTGGACTTTGACGTGAAGCGAACATGCCAGCATTTTTTGACCATGAAAGCAAGTTGATAACGCCAGGTAGTGCAGCGATTAATACTTGGTTGCCCGCTGTATCAGGTGCGCAATTTGCATCAACCATATCTTTATCGTAAAATGCAGGGAAACGATCTATCATGCTAAGGTTTACGCCTCCATCGTTAATGCCACCTGCTTGTACGCCTTTAGCGAATTTCGCTACAATACGATTACCCAACAACATTGGAGTTACACCACCAAACCCTGCATCAGCATAATCAGCCATGATGTCAACATCGACATTGAATACTGGTGCGCCTAATGCGTTAATAAGTTTCAATGTGTTTGAGCTTTGTTGCGACTTTGTACAAACTGAAGTTAAAGCATCAACGTTAATTTTTGCTTTAATCTTTTGCATTTGGTCCCACAAGTTAGCTGCGAATACTTCCATAACTTCCATAGAACCTAAGTCACGCAATGAAGCGATACCTATGTTTTTCCATGTAGGCATTGAATAGCAGTCGAAGGAATTGAAAGTTGTACAAGTAGTCAAAGTACCTGAATCAGTACCTGCACCTGTACAATCGAATGAGCCACATGCAACGGGTTCATCGCATTGTGAAGCAGCATAAGTAATTGAGTATTGAGAATCTTTACCATTCTCTTGAATCATACGTGCTTGAACCGCTGCACCATTTGCAGGGGATAAAGCTAAATCAACCGTTCCGGCGGGTGCTTTATATCGACCTAACTGATATAGGTCATTAAGTTTTGCCTGTATATTAGGCGTGCAATTATTTGCCATTTTTAAATGTTTTTAAATGTTAAGAATATTGAACAATTAAATAGGCTTGTATCACGCCAATAAGTAAAAATGGATGTTTGGATAGGCACATACCAGCGCCAAGCGTGTTTGTTGTTGGCATTACCCATGCCAAAGGGGTTGCTAGTATCTTTACCCTGTAACTTGTGCCATTTTAGCTGCTAAGCCAGTGGCACCAATTGCAGGTGGTGTATTTATTTTTTGTGTTTCCGTCGGTATTGTTTTACGTTCAGTACCTTCAGATTTTTTTGCTAATCCGTATTCTTCAACTAAGTCACCAACTAATCCTTCAAAAGTTTGCAAAGTAGTATCGTTCTTTTTTAATGGTTCATCTTTTAAGGCATCAAATAAAGCAATGTTACCATCTTCTTTAAGTCTTAATTGTGCTTTTTTAGATAATTGACCAATGATTAATTCAGCAGCCTTTTGAACTGGTATAGAAGTTTTGCCATCAAGGACTTTAAGGATTTGCTCGTTGAGTTTACCGTCAAGTTTAAACTTGTTTATAGCTTCTTCGTATTGATTTTTGTACTTAGTTTCAAGTTCAGGTATTTGGCTTTCAAATTCAGATATTTTACCATTGGCTATATCCAACATGGCTTGTAGTTCCGTTTCAGTTGAACCACTTTTCTTAGAGGCTTTTTCTTTCAACAATTCAATTGCTACGTCATAAGTTTTACCTTCGTTTTCAGGGTTATTTAAAACGTCTTCAACTTCTTTATTAGTCAAAGGTGTTCCAAATGCTTTGTTAGCTTTTAGTAATGCTTCTTTTAAGTATTTCCCTTTTAATGATTTGCGCTCGTCATTAAACTTTCCGTTTAATTCACTTTCGATAAACGGCTTAGCATAGCTTTGAGAAGCCTTTAATACGCTATCAATAATTTCAATGTTATCATCGTCAGCAAGTAATTGAGCGACTACATTTTCAGCGTCTTGTACGCCTAAAGATTCTAATAATTTTTCTAATTTTTTTGACATATATTTATTTTACAAGGTTACTATATTATCTTCCACACGTACTACATCCTCTAGTCGGTGTACTTTGTCTGTTTCCAAAAAAGGAAACTATTTTTTTTTAGTGGCTATAATTTCCCATTTTGATTCAGGGTATATTTTACCGAAATGAATAGCTTTTACAATTACTCCATTCCCTTCTTTCCCAATTTCTCTAATTTGTACATATCCGTTTTTTAGGTCTATTGTTTCAGTTTTGGTAATCGGCACTACTTCTGTCGTTTCAGGTTGTAATTCAATTTCGTTTCCCATTGATTTTTTTTTTGCCATTATTAAAGTATTTCTAAATTAGGATTTTCTTTGCACATTCGTTCAGCCAAACCTCGCTCAACTGCCATTGCTATTATTTTCCCACCTTTTTTAGCTAGTTTAACCTTATCTACTGAATCTAATGTTTTACCCTTCAAAATGATAGGCTTAACGTTTACAATAGTAGGTTCAAGTGGACTTGATACGTTTAGTGTTTCAGTTGGTGTAAGGTCTAAAGGTTCGGTTACAACTTCTTTAGGTTCTTCGACAATAGTTTTCTTAGGTCGTGCCATAGTGTAAAATTAATATTTTGTAATATGCTTTTTATGTGTAACTTTGTGATAAATAATGTAACTTATGGCAAAGGAAATGAGATTAACCATTGATGAAAATACAAATAAGGCAATAAACAAGATGAAGGCTAAGTTTTTATTGAACGATATTGAGTTGACTAAACAAGCAGCATTGATAGAAATTGTAAGGGAGTGGGATAATGTAAACTTTGAAATAAAATCATTTACCAATACTATCGAAGGCAAAGCTAAAGACAACTATTTAGAAGCTATTAATAAATTTGAAGCTAAGAAATAGTATTTTGCCAAATGGATAAACTTAAACTTGTGTCTTTAGGTATGATAATAATAGCATCTTATGTGCTGTATTTGATAATGAAAATTAAAAATGATGAATAAAATTATATGATTACAGAATATAAAGGCTATAAAGTTTGCGCTACCGAAATAATTAACGGTACATATAGCATACGTTTAATTATAGAAGATTTAAATGGTATTGATTATAAAAATGGTAAAATATTTTTAAATACTGAAGTAGAAATATTGCGGTTATGTAAAGAGTTTATAAATGAAGATGATGGATTTATAAATTTTATGATAGATAATAAAATAAATGAATTATCTGAATTTTTTAATAAAATTAAATCTATTTAAGGCTTCTTCCTAACTGGTATCGCTGTATGAGTGCAGTTAAATCCGCCTCTCTTAACTACAAAGTTATCTTTAGTGGTGTTTGGCATCATACCGCCCCACCTATGAACGCCATCGGTTACTTTCTTAGCTTTTTCATTTTTATACGCTAACTTGATTTCTTCATCAAGTTTATCCCACGCAATGAAGCCTTTTAAGTCTTTAACCCAATGCGTACATTGACCTCTTGAATCTTTAAGCAACCCACCGACATAGCGAACGCCTGCCGTTTCTACATTATTAGCTATACTTTGAAATTGTTGCCCTTGTAATTGACTTACTGAATCTCTAGCGGTAACGGTTATGTATGAAGATAATTTGCCACCATCTAATTCATTACCACGTATAAAATCTGTTAGACTTTGTTTAGCTGCTTCAATTGAACCGCCATAAGATACGGTTTCATCTAGTATCTTTAAAATAGGTCGTTTAAATGTTTCATTGATACCACTATTTAACATTGTTTCCGCAGTTTGATTAACCCACTTTTGTTCGATTTCTGATAATGGTAATTTGTTGAATGTATAACCGCCCACATCGTTTAATATTTGCGCAGTGTTTAGCGTTACTTTGCCAAAATCTGATATAAATAGTTTAACGTCTTGAATATATCCAGCACTTTTTAAAGACTGCTGTATTGCATTTGAAACTTGTAGTAATTGTTCTGCATTGAGTATGCCACCTGTAAACAACCCGCCTGCACTATCAAACGTATCAATTATTCTAAATATATCATCTATAACACGTTTTTCAATGTCAGGAATACGATTACGCAAACGTTCGACTATATCCTCTTTGAATAAGTCGTTTTCGGTTACAATGGATTTCTTAGCCATTATATACGCCTCTCGGTATTTGAGCGTTTACAAGTTCGGTAAGTTGGTCGATTAAAGTATTTGTTTCAGTTTCAGCAAACATTTGATCGTCACGCTTAGCCATGTTAACCAATAGCTTATATCCTTTTTCGTGAATAGTTTTATCGAAGTCCGTATAAACACCACTCAATAACTTTGAGCGCAAAGCATTACCCGAAACTCCGTATAAAGGGTCGGCATAGTACAATACTTCAGTTATCTTTTTTTGGACCGCATCGTCACGGAAAATCTTATTGTTTACAACATAGTTTAACTCGCTTAATGTTTGACTATCATCGGTTTTAGCTTGTAATGAAGCAAATTCATTAATAATATCGCTATCACTCATCAAGTCGAATTGCTTAGGTTCAATGATGTAAACCTCTTGAATACCTTGGCCTACATTGATAAACGAAGTCATATACTCAACGCTTTTTTTAATTTGCGTAAATAAGAATGAACTAATGGTTTGTAAAAATATTGTTTGGTCTTTTCTATCTTCTTTCTTTGCCTCCCCGCTTTGCGAAACGTCTACATTTGGACTTAAAAACAAACTCTTTTCACATCGTTCGTAGAATACCTGCCAGCGTTTCAAATGATATTCAGGGATGCCGATGTCGGGAGTTATAAAACGTGCCATGTCGTACATCGTGCCGTTGTTCTTAGCTATGGTTTCTTCGCTAATAGTTAGGAAATCGCCAGGGTTATGGCTTACCGTTCCTTTACCTAAACAAGTGCCACACGATGTCCTACCTGTTGCATTTGGGTCGTGTTCGTCATAAACCGCAACTTGACCAACACCCATACACGTTTTACATTCTTGCTCAACGATTTGAACCTTTGGATAAGAATAAGTCTTAACCATTGCCTCATCATCGTTCATATTACGCACTAACAAATCCGCCCAATTTTGGAACGGTTGTAAGAATGAATTAGTATAACGCCATACGGTCTTTTTGCCTAAGTTGTGTGGGTATTCAATTACACCGCTTTTGTCAATTTCGTATTGAAAGTTATCGTCAATAAAATACGTTTTACCTTCGTATTTAAAAGCGATACTTTCGTAATCTTCCATCAATATATTTTCAGCCGAAACCATTACGATTTCAGGTCTATTATCTTCATTTTGTTGTCGTTCACCTCGAATAATTACACCGATATACCCTATTGGATTTTGTGTAATAAATTCTACCATGTCCGAAAGTGTACTATACAAGTCATAACGCAATAGATACTCATTCGTTCTATCATCAGCGCTTATTGTATAGTTATTTGGCTGTAAAATAGCACCTTTGCAAAGACTAATAAACTTATCATATAGTTCTTTTGCTACTGGTGAAAATACCGACAAACGCCAATTGTAAAACGATGGATTTTCGTTTGGATGACGATTAAGCAACCTTGTAAGAAACAAATCATCAAACTTTTTGTGATACGTTTCAGGGTATATTACACCTATCTTAGATTCGTACTTAGGTCTTGCGCCAGTGCTATGTATTTGTACGGCCAAACAAGCCTCTACTGCCCTTTTGTGGTCAGGCAGTAGAGGTAAGACATTGTTTTTTTTAGACTTAAATAAAAAGTCGTTTAATTCCATGTTTGGATTTTTTAGTAATTACTCAACGAATGCTTGCACTGGTCCAATAGAACTAACTTGTGTTCCTGTTCCAATAAAGAACAATTGAAGTCGTTTAACCTTGCCAGCGTTTGTAGATTCGTTTTGGTGCGCATTGAAGATAAATGATGCAGGTGCACCGCTTGTAACTTGCAAAGTATCACATTGGATTCCGTTTGTGCCAGCTACACCTACGCCATGCAAAGGGACGTAGTTAGTCCCATCAATAGTACCACGTAAAACTACTTTGTATGTGCTTGTACCACTTACATTTGCACCTTTAAATTGGATAGTGTATGAACTACCTAACTTTGATAATGCGTTAATTGGCGAAGTAAAACTAAGCGTTCCAGCGTTTACTAATGTGTCGGTTAGAGTTCCATCAATAGAACTAACAAAACTGATTTGTGCCATTGAGGCCATTGCTGTTGTAAGTGTCAGCATCACTAGAAATAATACTTTTTTCATTTTTGTATTTTGTGTTTTTAAAAATTATTCAAATAACCAACCTAAAGTAGATTCAGCACCCGCTGCAATGATGTCAAGATATGGCAAAGTCCAATTAACAGGATCACCATTGAACGTGATACTATACTGTTTGAACTCAATGCTTGTGCCATCGATTTCAGTATCGTAACCGCTCCAAAAATGCGCTGTGTAATTTGCAAAAGTTCCGTTTTCATTTAAGAAAAGATAAATTTTACCATCACATGTCACAAATCCACGAATCTTAACCGCTTTGTTTTTTACAATGTTTTTGAAAAATAAACGGTCTTGATAAGGTACTGCCGTTCCCGCTGAATTTACATCGGTTGCATTGAAGTCACGACCTGTTAATTGGCGTGATACGTTAATAGTATCAGCAGGGCGGCATCTTGCACGGTAGTTCTTGTTAGCTGTTGTTGGGTCAGCCCAAACTAAATCTGATAACTCTGGAGTTGCTGAAATTGAACCTGTCCCTATTGCATCTGCAACGGCTGCGGCTAAATCTTCATCTGTGTAAACTCCTTCAGGGAAGTCGAAATCGCAAAGTCCTAGTAATAATCTTACAGGCACCTCGCTACGTTGATAAATTGCACATTGGTCGGTCTTTGTTAATAAGACTTCACCAACACATGCACTATTACATGTTGAAAACATATTGTGTATTTTTTATTGTTATTAATCGGCTAGCAACCTCTTTTTTTAACAAACAAACACTGTTTCACACTTGCAACTTTGCAAAGATACATTTATATTTTGATAATTTCCACCAAAATCATTATTTTCAAATATATTTTCTGCACTTTCAATTAGATAACTTTGATTATTTACCCTAAAGTCTTGTGCTAACATTAAATTCTCTATTTCATCAACATACCATTCAGGCAATGGGTCTGATTTAAGATTATATTGTTTTTGAATTTCGGATTTATAAACAAAGCAATTTTCGTTCTGCATCTTCTTAATTCGATTTGCCACACGTTGAATATCGGCAGGTATTCGTTGAAGCAACATAAACGGCATTATTGAATCCGTTAAGCCACTACTTGAAGCGTGCATGTATTGGTTGCAGTCAATTTGGTCAAGGTTATAACGACCTTCTAATCGTACTGTATCATCGCATCGAACTACTTTGAACGGCTTAGTGTAAAACATTTGGTTAACCCCGTTTACCGCAAATGTTAATCTGTATCTAAAGCAATTATAACCCTCTGTCGATGGTATTACCAACGATCCTGGAAAAAATTGGTATTGAGTTGTAGGAGTTCCGTTTATAGTAATTACATCAGTTAAATTAACATCTGCAATTATACCACCTTTTACTATGACTCCTGGCTTAACTTCAATAAAAGGATATGGCAATTCATCAACGCCATAAACCCAAGTTACGCCATACAACGTAGAAGATATAATTTGCCCACTTGTTGCGGTAAAATAGAATTGCGACCAATTATTGCCGTTTTCATCTGCCATAGGCACTCCTGTGTATATTTGATATTCAGCTAGTTTGTTAGTCCCGTCAATTCTATATCCTAATAAAAATCTATTTGATGTATTAACACCAAAGTTTGTATAAATACTTGCACCTGTTTCATCAACAATTGCCAATGATGCCGTTATTGGTATGCCACCCCCAGCCGCAACAATTAAAGCCCAAGGCACTTGAAAACGTAATCCTACTAAGTCCGAACGTTCAACGGATATAAAGAAAGGCTTATCAGCATCGCATATATTGCAATTGGCTTGTAAACTTGATGATTCCCAAAGATTATTCATAATGCAAAATTAGTATAAAACGTTTCCTTTTAGTAATATTTCTCTTTTAAAATAGTCGTATTCAATAAAATCTAGTTCTCCTATCCACCCATTTTTAAATTTAACCTTTTGGTATATCCCAAGAGTATTAAAATCACAACAATATTCTAAACGAAATTCAAATGATAAATTTGTTTTTTTGCTTGGGTCTGATTTTTCAATTTCCCAATATTGCCAAAGATTATAATTGATAGCGTTTTGATCAGGGTCAAACGACATAGGGTAATTGTAATTTTTACAATCAGATTGTGTAATTACAATGACATTTGGATTGTCGTCTTCAAAAGAAGGCAAACTTGCATAAGGGCTATAAGATGTGCCTAATGTACGTGCATCCTCTATATCGCTAGATGTGTCATATATTAAAATCTTCGCCAAAGCTAATGTATCACCTTGGGTTTTTAAACAGCCAGTGAAATTAAACCCACCTAAAGTAGCACCAATGGCATTCATCACAACAGCATCATATATTGAATCATTCCCATCTAATACAAATTGAGCTGGACCAACTTCATAAACATTTGATTCTTTAGCTTCTTTGTAGTTAACATTTGTAATTGGTTCTAAGTATTCACCATTGAACCTTTTTAGCATTTCGTTACCGCTGTTATCGTTTGCATCAGTGCCATATCGCATGTTTAATCGCTTCAATTTACCTTCTCCATTCCATGCAAAACAAACCGAGCCAAGTATCTTATTTGAATCGGCAGTTGTTGTGAAGTCTAATATTGGAGTTGAACCCCAAATATCATTACCTATTAAATCTTTTCGGTTAAAGTATAAGTTTGAATTGTGCAAGTACCACCGAGCGTTCCAAGGCGTTTTAATGACTGAAAGAAAAGTATCTAAAGTATATGATGGAGCATTGTTTGGAATCCAATCTTTAGCACCTGCCATATCAACGCCTTTAGTGGTATAAGCGGTTAAAAACGTAGCATAATAATATGGGTTAGATAGTAACGCATTGAATTGGTTGGTTGTGCTATAAAATATTGGATTAGTTGAACTATTAGAAGTTAATCCGCAAACATCACAAACATTGTCTATGTAAGTTCGTATGTATGGTGCTGGCCATCCTAACTTGCAA